TACCTTAGGTCAAAGCTGCTTGCTTCATGTTTTCAAGTAAGCTCATTATGATTCGCTCCATACAGTCACGCCGTTTTGTTTTGCTTTCACAGTAAAGGTTAAAGCGCCCTCACCTTCTGGCTCATTCATCTTAAAACCAAGTAGCAATAAGTTTAATGAAGCCTTTACGCCGTTGTTATAAACAATCTCGAAATTGTGAGCTGTACGCGCCTTAGCTGCATCACGAAAAACCGTCTGGTCTGCGTCTGTCTTTTCATAGTTAGCAGTTAATTCGAGTTCCTGGCCGTCAATAATGCCAGAAATATATTCTTTGCCATCTGAATCGATAGTGGTTACCTCAACCAGTGGAGCTTCATCGCCGATACTACCTACAGCTTTCATGCCCGGCACTTTTGTAAATACCTCTGTTGCTCCGCCGTCGCCCATATTGAATTTCGTGTTAATTCCTAAAATAGCCATTTTTTATGCCTCGTCTGTGTAAAAAGTAAGTTTAAGTGTTACCAGGTATCGTTCCGGTTCAGGTTCGATATCTTCGCCGTAATCATTGAATTTAATTAAGTCTATTTGATTGCCGTTAGCGTCTCCGCTAAAGCTGGTTAAGTGTTTTTTGATTTTATCCGCTAGGGTTTTGACGCCTTGATAGCTCATATCCCAGATATCAATGTCAATATAATGTTTAGCAAGATTAGAAAGGCTACCGTCCATAGTTGTATCTTGATCAAAGCCTGTCTTTTGATATGTCACTGCAGGGTAAGTATCATTATCTTCTCTTAAGAATGGTGAAACCCTATCCTGTAAAGACTCGTTGATGCTGGCGTCTTGTTTTAGCAACCAGCTAATTGAAGTTTCTACCATGCTTTTTAATAACCTCTAGTATTATTCTTTCGCGTAAGCGTTTGGATAAGGTTGTAAGGGCCTGTGTTCTTGTCGCATCAAAAGCTGGCCCGATAAAGGGTTTTGCTTTTTGTCCAGGATGAATAACAGAACTGTAAACCTTGCCACCAAACGACAGTGTTTTCTTTTTCTTGCCGCTCTTGGTGTTCTTAGGTTTTATTAGGTGCTTCTTGGTGCCGAACTCGATGAACTGAGCATAGAAAGCAGGGTTGTAACCGTAACCTCTAAATGTACCAACCATTACAGTAGCAACGTTACTTGTTGCACCTTTACCTGTTACAGCCTGTGTCTTGATGTGCCGTCTAAGATTACCAGTACCCTTTGGCGCTAATTCCCTCATCTTTTTTCGTACAGGCTTTGCCGCATCCCTAAGAGCGCCTAACAATGCTTTTTTACCTGCGCGGGCTCCCAATTCAGCTAAGACTTTCTCAAGCTCTTTCATACCCTGCACTTTAAAGGTCATGCTTACATCTCCTGAGTGGTGATAAACAATTCGCGGTTTCTATGCTCTGGGTTTTCGATGTTTTTTATCTGGTATTTCTTACCATCAAAACCAATAATTAAGTCTGGTGTTATCCATTTTGCATAGCGCATAGCAAAGGTTTTAACGCTCATAAACTCAAAGCCATCAGCAACAGATTGTTCAATGATTTTGTTCTTTAATATGCCCGCTGATACCTTCTTAATAAGTTCAAAGCTTTCAACTGATTCATTAAAGTTGTTCTTTGTTTTTACTACTTCAAAGAAGTCTATTTTGTGCCTTAACTGCCCGGCTCTAATTCTTGTTTTCATATTAGTAAACTCGATATGATTCAAGTAACGCATTAAAGGACATAGGTACTTCTTTAATGGTTAGTGTGTCGGTACTTTCCCGGTTTAAATACCAGTGACCAATAACCAACAAAGCAGCAAGCTTAATAGAATGACCAGCATCAGTATCAAGAGCTAAATCGTACTCGTTAACAGGTAAGCCAGTTTCGCTATCAACTTCAATTTGAGAGGTTAAATCAACTAGCTTTCTGTTTAGCTTTTGTGAAATGTGATTTCTAGCAGCAAACAGATAAATAGTTAATAGTTCATCGTCGCTAGTGTCGTCCTCATCAAGTACGCACTGTTTTTTAATGTCGTTTAATGTAGGCCACATAATTATTAAGCCTCTTCTGATTCTTCTACCAAGTCACTAGAACGCTTTGCCACTGCTGCAGGTACTTCGCCGCCTTTGGTGAATCGTTGCATACTGGTAGCGTCAAAGAAGTCACGCGATGCAATCATTTTGTTTTCAATCTCAACAGCTTTTGTTTTTTTGCTAGTCATGATAATTCCTAATTTAAGTCAAATAAAAAGGCCATCGCATTGATGGCCTTTATTAATACTTAGCTAATGCTATGCACCTTTGAACGAACCGTAAATAACAGCCTTTGGTAATTCAACTGTTAACTGGAAACGACCATCTGACTTAATGGTGATTAAGTTCTTAGTGAAGTTATCACCATCTGATTCAGAAACTTCAACAGTAGTTTCGCCGCGATCCCATAACGTACAAGCGTTAGTTAAATCTGCAACCATAGCCTTGCCCGCTGGGATAGCTTTAGATTTAATGATAGGTAAGCCCCATGCTCTAGCGTTTAAGCCTGTGCGAGGGTCAGCAGCAATAAAGTTACCAGCTGTATCTTTCAGTAAATCCATAGCTGCAACATCAGCAGAATTCATGATGATAGCGTTAGGGAAGTATTCAGCATCTTCAACCGCTGCAATCATCTTGCGTAACGATTCAAAGACTTCATCACCAGCAGCAGGAGAATAAGCCGTGTGGTTAGCAACAACACCCACAAAACCGCTAATGTTAGGCATTTCACCGTCACCACTAATTAAGTCACTATTTAGCTTCTGACGAACACCAAACAACATACGAGTATCAATAAGAGCAACCAATGCTGGCGCATCATTACGGAACTGTTTAGATACACGCGTGAAGTGACCAACCGTCGCAATGTGTAAAGCTTTTAATTTAAAATCGAACTTGGTTTCAGGTAGTGCCGAACCTTCAGCAACCGCCGCCGCATTCATTACAGTACCGACTTCTTGTACATACTCAATAGAGCTAGACGTTGAAGGAATAACGGTAATTAAGTCGATAATGGTAAGGGCTTCATTAGCAATAGCCGCTACCTTATCAGAACGTTGACCAGCTACAGCGCCAGTGCCGCCAGACGAGTTATGAGTAGTAGCCAAGATAGGGCTAACCGCTGCCTTACCTTCAATGGTAAAAGCTGTTGATTTTTGGGTTAAGTCCATACCTGCTACAGCAGTGCCGCCAAGGCTTAAAGCTTGCTCAGTTGGTGCGCGTTGACCTTTTTGTTGTAACTCGTTCATTTCTGTTTGCATGGTTTTAAGTTGTCCATCTAAATTTGCCACGGTGCCTTTTAATTCCAAAGCTTCTTTGCTGCCTTTATCCGCTGCTGCTGATACTTGGCTTTTAATGTTTTCTAATGTGCTTGCTACTGTTTGCTCGATAGTTGGAGTAGTCATTTTTTTGAATCCTAATAATTAAAGTTTAAAGTTAGATAATAAGTTTGATAATTCTTGTTCTTGTAATTGATCGCCGCCAGCATCGCGCTGTTGCAAGCTCTTACATTTAGCTACAAATAAGGTAGCCGCTTTCTTAGAAAAACCTGCTGACTCTCTCAGCAGCGATTCAAAATCTTTTAATGTGTCGATTGTTTCCAGTGAGCCTTTAACCGTATCTAGTGTGATGCGTGCCTCACCGTCACAGGGAAACCCCACGATTGATATTTCCGGCATGTTAGGAATGTTTCGAATGATACGACCGCCATTTGCTTTAGCTTCGTAATCAACACCCTCAACTAACCGTGTAAAGCCAATGCTTAAACCGTCGATAGTTTCAGCAAGCATTGCTAGCCGAATCTCTTCAGCTAATCGTATGCCTTTAGTTAACTGACCTTTTACCCATAAGCCGTGTTCATCTTCTCTCAGCTCAAGCCATTTACAGATTGGAACTGATTCATGTTTATGGTTAAAGAATCCTATCGGCTTTTTATTGTTCGCTATGGTGTTTAGAAAGGCACCCTTTAAAATGGTGTCGCTTACATCGTCGTCACCATCAAAAACGCTGGCGTAACCTTCAAAGGTGTAAGGCTCGTCTTTCGCCATTTTGATATTACATAAATCAAATGCTAGTTTTAAATGTTCCATTGTTACCCCTGGTTGTTTGTTTCTTTTCCGACTTGCTCAAGCCTGAGATAGCCGCCGTTAACTACTAGCGAATCGCCACCATCTTTAGGTGGTAGGCCGCGTTTTTTTCTTATCTCGTTGCTAGTTCGGATACCTGAGCTTATTTCTTTGGCGTCAATTTCCGCCCTTAACTTAGGGTCTGTCATTAGCAAGTGATAAAAATCAAACTCAACAACATATTGACGGCGCTCTCCTGGAGTCATTAAGTGCTTTCTAACTCCTTGCTCAAACCTTGTTAGGTAAGGGCGCATTGTTAGTGAGTAAAAGCTAGCCATGATCTCGCTTAAGCCGCTACCGTAAGTAGTGCTTTTTGTAGCTGAGTTCAAAAGGAATAAAGGAACACCAAAGAAACGGCTTATATCTTCAACTTGATAATTTCGAGTCTCTAACATTTGCATTTCATCTGGCCTAGCCTGTACCGCTGTGTACTTCATACCGGCTTCAAGCACCATGTTTTGATGTTTGCCATCACTAACGCTTAACTGGCTATCAATGTTATAAGCTTCTTTTAGCTGCCTACGCTGCTCTACTGTTAATAATTTGTCTGTACTTATAACGCCAGCAGGTTTACCACCATTGGAGAAAAACTTACTCGAATAATCTTCACAAGCGTTAGCTAAACCGATAGAGCCCTTAGCAAATCCTAACGGGCTTAATCCCATCATTCCGTTACCAAGTAATTTGCAATGCCACATATTAATGTGGGCTATTACTATCGTGTTGCCGTCAATATCAGAGTGAATATAAACGGGTTCACCGTCGATATTCTTAACGGTCATATGTTGAGCAGATAAAGAAGTTATACCAACAATTTTACCGCTTACACTGCGTTCTATGTGATTGAATGCGTTGCCGTGCATAACCAAGTTGAGAAAGAATGTCTCTAACCACTCTTGAACCGTTTGCCATTTATTAGGGCTCTGCGTTAACAGGAACCACAATGGATTGTTGGGTGCATCATCAACTTCGGTTAACTTTCCGTCTGCTGACTTCTCATAAACCTTTATAGGTAAGCTAGCCACTGTTTCAGCAAGAACACGAACGCAACGATTTACCGTTGATACTTGCATTGCTGTATCTTCTGTTACTGTTATCGGGCTGTTACTGCTGGTGCTTGGTTGTGCTGTTTGGGTACCTGCCTTTTGAGCGGTAGCGTTACCCATCAACCAGCCACCGAGCATCGTTCTTAATGACATATAAAACCTCTATAAACTTATTTGTATTGGATTACTAAGGTAATCATCTAAACTAGGCTC